TAGAGCTGAAACAGAAGCTAAACTAATCCACGGTAAACCATCAACAGCCCGCGGTCGATCTTTAGAAAATATTATAGAAACTGTTATGTATGGTCATGCTGCAGAATTATATCTAATAGACCATGAAAGTTTTAGTGATGATCCACGTGAATATAAAGATGTAATTGATACAAAGGGTAACCAAGTAGAAGTTAAAGTTACTGAAGGTAAATATTACGTTCCATATGTTTTACAAAGAGCTAATGACGCCGCGATGGAAACTTGGCGAAAATATCCAGAAATTCTTTATATCTTTATTGGTAATAAAGAAACATATGATTACGAACTACATGGAATTTATTTGTGGAATGGTAAACAATTTTGTTTACAAAACGAAGAAGATGATGTATAATATACCTATTATATTGATGGAGTGCCTATGAAATACGATTCAAATAAACCACCTTTGCATCTCATTCCACCAGAAATTCTAGTTGAAATTTCTGAAATCTTTGCGTTTGGTGCTGAAAAGTATGGTGAAAACAATTGGCGTGATGATGGTGGTTCTACAGGTTATGGTAGAACCTATTCGTCTATTCAACGTCATCTAAATACATTTTGGCAAGGTGAAGATATAGATCCTGAATCTGGTAAAAGTCATTTAGTACATGCTCTTACTCAGTTAATTATTCTCCGTATTCACCAAATTGAACATCCTGAAATGGATGACCGTTACAATATAACACGAGGAAAAAATGAAACTACTAAATGAAGACGTATACAAAATTAAAGTTCAAGAAGAAGATGGCGAAATCTTCTTTGAATTTCCAGATCTACTAATTGCAGAAATGGCATGGCAAGCCGATGATGTTTTAGTTTGGTCTAAAACTGACGAAGGTTGGTTGCTAACTAAAGAGAATAAAGAATGATTATTGGATTTACTTGTTCAACCTTTGATCTGCTGCATGCAGGTCATATTGCTATGTTAAGAGAAGCTAAATCACAATGTGATTATCTTATTTGTGGTTTGCAAGTAGATCCATCTTTAGATCGTGCTGAAAAGAATTCACCAGTACAAAGTTTAGTTGAAAGGCATGTTCAACTTTCTGCTTTAAATTATGTTGATGAGATCATTCCGTATTGTACAGAAGCTGATTTACTTGATATAATAAACATGTATCCAATCAATGTTCGTATTTTAGGCGATGAATACAAAGACAAAGATTTTACTGGAAAAGATGAATGCCGTAAGCGTGGTATTCAACTTTATTTTAATAAACGAGATCATAGGTTCTCATCCTCTGATCTAAGAAAGAGAGTATGTGATGCTGCTAAATAGTGTAAAAGATATTCGCGAATTCTTTATTATGGAACTTAAAGATGAAGCATTTACTATTGATAAAACAGGACAACGCACCATTGAAATGCTTGGCGCCAATTTTTTAGCAACTGAACCAGCAATCTTCGGTGAACCAGTTAAGTCTTATATTAATGCTGAGCTCGCTTGGTATGAAAGTGGTTCAACAAACATCTATGATATTCATGGTGCTGATAAAGAACCACCTCAAGCATGGCGATATGCTGCTGATCATTATGGTAATATTAATTCTAATTATGGCCATTTAGTCTTTGCAGATAAGTATCATAATCAATTTTATAATGCTTTTGATGAACTATGGCATAATCCTGATAGTCGACGCGCTCAAATGATTTACAATCGTCCATCTATCTGGGTTGAATTTAATGAAGGCGGTAAATCAGATTTCATCTGTACTAATGCACAAACATTCTACATTCGCGATGGCATTTTGCATATGGTATCGCAGATGCGCTCAAATGATGTTGTGTTTGGATATAAAAACGATTACGCTTGGGCTCAATACTTAATGGATAAGTTTGTTTCTCAATGGAATGAACAATGTAAACTTCCTGGCAATAAACACTTTACTATTGATAAAGGTATGCTTACATGGCAAGTAATGAATTTGCACGTCTACGAACGTCATTTTAATTTGGTGAAATAATGAGTAAGTTAATATTAATTACTGATATAATTGAACAAAAAGTTCGCAAAGAAAAAGAGCTTCAGTACTATCAAGAAGAACTTGAAAAGCTTAAGCAAAAAATGTGGTTCATTCAAAAAGATATTGATGTCACAAACATAATCATTAATATGATTGAAACAGAAAAAGTAGTAGATTTTAAAGATCAAATGGAGACCAAAATGTTAGGAGAAAGCGATGCCGACTCTTAAAGACGAATGGAATTGTAGATATTTAAAATTAGCATATGAGGTTGGTAGCTGGTCAAAAGATCCTTCGAAAAAGATTGGTGCAGTTGCTGTAGGTTCAAAGGGACAAGTTCTTGCTCAAGGATATAATGGCTTTCCTCGAGGCATTTCTCATTCACCAGAGCGTTTAAATAACCGTGAATTAAAATACAAATACGTAGTTCACGCTGAAATGAATTTGATATATAATGCATCGTACAATGGAACATCACTTGATGGATCTACTGTTTATGTTACTGGATTGCCAGTTTGCTCTGAATGCGCTAAAGGGTTAATCCAAGTTGGTGTACAACAAGTTATTATGCCAACACAAGAAGATACACCTGAAAAATGGATTGAATCTTTTAAATTAAGTAAAGAATTATTTGAGGAGGCCGGTGTGCACTGGCAGTTTATATGATTGAACATATTATTATTCCCACACTAGGTCGTATGGATAAACAGGTCACATACAATAATCTACCTAAGAAATATCAAGATAAAGTAACCTTTGTAGTTCAAGCTCATGAGCTTGAAGAAATGAGAGAAAGATATGGTCCAGCTGCTATTGGTCTCCCTAATAATATATCTAGAATCGCGCCTACGAGAGAGTGGATCTTTAACAACTACCGAGAGTGTCGTCATATGGTTTTTGACGATGACCTCGATTTTGTTGTAAAAGAACCAAATCCTGGTGAAGGTACTAAATGGTTATCACGCCGTTTTACAGAAGAAGATTTTGACGACGCGTTTGGTCTAATGAATCAGTGGATGGATGAAGGTATTGTCTATGGCGGTTTACTTCCAGCATGGGTGATTCCGGATGTACGCCAATGGCCAGTTCGTGAATGCCAGCGAATTATGACAAACGTATTTTATGATGGACCAAATCTACCAGCTGGAATTGAATGGAATCGAGTAACAGCCGCGGAAGACTTTGATGTAAATCTTCAATTGCTTACAAAGGGTTTTAAAAATCGTATTAGCGCTAAATATATGGTAACATGTTCTGAAACGAATGCCGAAGGTGGTTGTTCCACATGGCGTACTCTTGAAGTACATAACGATGCACAAAGAAAACTAGCAGAACTTTGGCCAGACTTTGTAAAAGTTCGTGAAAAAGAAGTTCCTAATGGACCTTGGAAAGGTCAAATCAAATTAGCAACTACTATTCAACACAAGAAAGCTTATGAGTCCAGCCAACATCAATCGTTGGAGGACTTTTTCGGATGAAATACGCAAGTATAGTACCACTCATTGGTGGTGAGACAATTGCAATGGAAAATGCATTTGGTAAAAGACCTGAATATATTGTAAGCTACGAACCATTTGTTAATAATGACCAGCATATTGTTGAACATTATAATCATGAAGTTCCATACAATGTAATTACTGAAAATAGTTCTACAAAGTTTGAACAGGTTGATGTTGTAAATACTGTTTGCCCGTGTGCAGGTTTAAGTAGTCTTTCGCCTTCATCTGCTAGTGATAATGCTGCTAATGATTGGATGTTTATTACTTCTGAATATGTACTAGGTACTTTATCCCCTCAAGTATTCTGGGGTGAAAATGCTCCAAGACTTGCCAGCAAAATGGGAGAGCCAGTTGTACAACGTCTTCGGGACATTGCTAGTAAGCATGGATATACCTTTTCAATCTACAAAACAAAGTCAATCCTTCATGGGTTATCGCAGGTAAGAGATAGAACGTTCTATTTCTTTTGGAAAGGTGATAGAGTTCCGTTTTTCCCATATATAAATCGTGCGCATGAAAAAATTGAAGATACAATTCGCAATGCATTTGTATCAGAAGATGACCCAATGAATGTGCTTACTAATACAAAGATTCCATCTGAAAATCCATTTTACAAATATGTTCTAGAAGAAATGGAAGGTGGAATTACTCATCAAGAGTTTGCAGCTAAGATTGAAAAAACAACAAATCCACTTGATTATATTGAATCAGCTGGTATTACCTACGATAAAGTAGGTGAATGGATGACATCACATGGTTACGAACGTGAAGCTGCTAAGTGCATTCGCATGTATGAAAAACTAAAAGCCGGTGGAAATATTATGCGTAAAAATACAGAAATTCCAAAAAATTATATCGGAGCTTTTGTAGGTCATATGCCAACCTCTATTGCTCATCCAGATAAAGATCGTTATATTACAGTAAGAGAAGCATTAGCAATTATGAAGCTTCCAAAAGATTTTCAACTTCAAGGTGGACTCAAAAATCTAAATCATATTTGTCAAAATGTACCAGTGACTACTGCTCAAGATATGGCACAAGCAGTAAAAGATTATTTAAATGGAAAATTAGATACAATGGAATCAAATTTTATGATACAAGATAATAAAACGAAAACATATAAAGCCAACATTCAGCAAAGCTCATTAGAGGAATTTTTAGTATGAAAATTTATTATGATTTTATGGACGATAACTTGCAGCACGATATTTCTGATTTATTGCAACTAGCAGTAAAACCTAAATGGTATAAAGATTTAAGTGTTTTTATAGGAGGGTTTAATACCGCCTATGAAACCGTTAAAAACTATGGTTTTTTTCAAAACGATTTTAATGGAGAAGTACTACCAAAAACTGCTAAATTATGTCCTTCAATGCTTCATGTATTTGGACCTAATTCGGGAGTTATAAAGGCGCCATGTGATATTATGATTAGAACACAGGGAAATGGTATGGATTTTGTAAGTGCTAGTAAATCTATGACAGTTAATCTGCATCCAGACAGACAACTCCCACAATTGTCAAAAAAATATAATATATTAAAATTTAATAGTAATGTTGGTATTACTGTTTCGAAAAATTGCAATGTTACAATTATGGATAATATTTTGCATCAAGAGACTGAATTTAGACCTTGTCCAGGAGTTATCGACGTACACAAAGGCGGAAAAACTTTACCACTAAATCCAATCGCGTTTTTTAAAAAAAGTGAAGATTTGCAAATATTTGAAATTAAAAAAGGAACAGTTTTAGCAGTTATATCTTTTTCAAATAGAGTTGAAAATATTGTAAAAAAAGATTTAAAGCAAAATTTTAGAAATTTTGAAAACGGTAAATCTAAATTTGTTGCAAGTTGGAAAGATCAATAAAAAGCTGTTTACAACTTGATGAATTTATGGTATAATATACTTAATATAAATGAAAAGGTGACTTATATGTCGATTATGGACAAACTTAAAAAGAATTCTAAGTTGAAAAATACTGAAGTTCTTTCAAAATCAAAGTTCTTTACTGAAAAAGATATGGTACCAACTAAAGTACCAATGGTAAATGTAGCTTTGTCTGGTTCTGTTGATGGCGGTCTTACTCCAGGTATGACTGTTCTCGCAGGTCCTTCAAAACATTTTAAAACTTCCTTTGCTCTTTTAATGGCAGCAGCTTATATGGATAAGTATGAAGATGCTGTTATGCTATTTTACGATTCTGAATTTGGTTCTCCTCAATCTTATTTTGAATCATTTGGTGTAGATCCATCTCGAGTACTTCATACTCCAATTACTAATGTTGAAGAACTTAAGTTTGATCTGATCGGTCAACTTGAAAATATTGAACGTGAAGATAAAGTAATTGTTGTAATCGATTCAATTGGTAACCTTGCATCTAAGAAAGAACTTGAAGATGCTATTAATGAAAAGTCAGTTGCTGATATGTCCCGTGCAAAAGCCTTGAAAGGTCTTTTCCGCATGACAACTCCATATTTGACTATGCGAGATATTCCTCTTTTGGCTATTAACCACACATATCAAGAAATCGGTTTGTTTCCAAAAGCCGTTGTTTCTGGTGGTACAGGTATCTACTATTCAGCAGATAATATCTGGATTATTGGCCGTCGTCAAAACAAAAAAGGTACAGAAATTACTGGTTATGACTTTGTGATTAATGTTGATAAATCTCGTTATGTAAAAGAAAAATCGAAAATTCCAATCTCAGTATCTTGGGATGGTGGTGTAGAACAATGGTCAGGCCTTCTTGAAGTTGCAATGGTTGGTAACTTTGTGCGTAAACCAAGTAATGGTTGGTATGAAGCAATGGATCCTGCATCAGGTGAAGTTCTAAGTCCAAGTAAAGTTCGCGAAGCTGAAACTCTTACCGAAGAATTCTGGAAGCCAGTATTTGAAAAAACAAATTTCAAAGAGTTCTTGAAGGAACATTATACAATTGGTTATAAATCTACTATAGATGAAGCCGCATTAGAAGGCGTATTAGAAGGAGAAGATTAATGCGAACTAATTTAAGTCAATATGATTATCAGCGTGTTGAACAGCGTGCTGATAATCATGACTCATTTAAACTTGTAACTGGAGAATGGTCTGGAACAGTTATTACATTTGGTGAAGTTGCTGTTCAGCATAAACTTGATGGAAGTCCACCCAAACTAAATTTTCAATATCAAATTGAAGAAACCCCGCTTGATCCCAAAGAACTAGAAGCCAATGTAGATTTTAACGAATATATTGGTGATATTTTAGTTCATGTTATCGAAGAAGCTTTAGAAGAAAACAATTTTGCAATTGGCGAGCAACCTGATGGAACCGAATCTACAAACGACAATACTGAGGAATTTAATTAATAATGAAAACTACACTCGTAAAGTTATTCCATTTTTAAAGAAAGATTATTTTGAAGGCACTCAACGTATTGTCTTCGATCAAATCATTTCTTTTGTAACTAAATATAATAAGCTTCCAAATGGTGAAGCTCTCGCTATTGAGATTGAGTCTCAAGATATTAGTGATGGTCAATATTCTGAAGCAGTAGCTATTATCAAAGAAATTTCTAATACTGAAGAAACTAACTTTGAATGGCTTATTGAGAATACTGAAAAATGGTGTCAAGATAGAGCAATCTATCTTGCCATTATGAAATCTATAAATATTATCGATGGAAAAGATCCACAACTAACTAAAAACGCTTTGCCCGAGTTATTGTCTGATGCTCTTTCAGTTGCATTTGATACTAATGTAGGGCATGACTATATTGACGACTTTCAATCTCGTTATGAATTTTATCATCGTCAAGAGGAACGTATCCCGTTTGATCTTGATTATTTTAACCAAATAACAAAGGGTGGTCTTCCTAACAAAACACTTAATATTGCTTTAGCCGGTACTGGCGTAGGTAAGTCTTTGTTTATGTGTCATGTTGCAGGATCGGTTCTTGCTCAAGGCAAAAATGCTTTGTATATTACAATGGAAATGGCAGAAGAACGTATCGCTGAAAGAGTTGATGCGAACTTAATGAATACACCTATTGATCAGCTTCCGAATCTATCAAAAGATATGTTTGGCAATAAGGTTGCTCAAATTGCTAATAAATCTCATGGTAAATTAGTAATTAAAGAATATCCAACTGGCTCTGCGCATGTTGGCCACTTTAGAGCTCTTATGAAAGAGCTACAGCTAAAGAAAAACTTTAAGCCAGATATTGTGTTTATTGACTACCTAAATATTTGTGCGTCATCACGCATGAAAGGAATGGGCGGTGCCATTAATTCATATTCCTATATCAAAGCAATTGCAGAAGAAATTCGAGGACTTGCAGTTGAATTCGACGTTCCAATTGTCTCAGCGACTCAAACAACTCGATCAGGATATTCAAACTCTGATGTTGGCCTTGAAGACACGTCAGAATCATTCGGGCTTCCTGCGACTGCAGATCTCATGTTTGCCCTCATCAGTAACGAAGAACTCGAAGGGCTTGGCCAAATCCTCGTCAAGCAGCTCAAAAACAGATACAACGACCCAAGTGCCAATAAGCGATTCGTTATTGGAGTGGACAGATCTAAAATGAAACTATACGACGTTGAGCAATCTGCTCAAAATATTATGGATGCAGGTCAATCAGCGCCTGTTGCCGACTACTCACAACATAATGTAAAAAAATTCGAAGGATTTAAGGTATAAAATGCATGCACGTCTCATCTCTCATAGTCAACCCTCATTTAGACTCCACGCTGGCGAACTTGCACCACAGGGGCTTGACAATATCCAAGACCTCATCGCGTATTGCGCCCGTGTCTCCAACCCAAAGAACCAAGCTAACACCAAAACAACACCAAAGTTACTTGACTATCTCATCGAACACAAACATTGGTCACCCTTCGAAATGGCATCAGCCTGTATCGAAATCGAAACAACCCGAGATATTGCAAGACAACTCCTTCGTCATAGATCGTTTTCATTTCAAGAGTTTTCTCAGCGGTATGCTGATATCCGCGATCTTGATGATAATTTTGTTATAAGAGAAGCCCGACTTCAAGATCCTAGTAATCGTCAAAATAGTGTAAAAACTGATGATGTAATTCTAATGGGCCAATGGGTAAATAAACAACAGGAGCTAATTGATCATGCAAAAGAAGTTTACAACTGGGCTATCGAAGCAGGAATTGCCAAAGAACAAGCAAGAGCTGTTCTCCCTGAAGGCAACACTGTCTCAAGACTATACGTCAATGGGACTATTCGAAGCTGGATTCACTACATTGAACTTAGGTCAGCCAATGGAACCCAGAAAGAACACATGGATCTGGCAAAAGCAGTGGCAGAAGCTATTGGAAAGATCTACCCAAAATCACTAGAATTTATAAGTAATTAATTCTAAATGAAAACAAAATGCACTTTTTTTCACAAATTGTGCATTTTTTTGTTTACATTCACTTCTAGATAGTATAGTATAGTTATATCAAATGAAGGAGAATGAAAATGCGTAGAGATTCTAGAACACAAACTTTCACTGGTTACACAGCTGAAAAACTAGCTACTCAATTTGAAGATGCTTACACCCAAGATGGTGTGGTTTACTGGAAATCAAATGATCGTTCTCCGTTCGAAGACATGTTGACTGACTTCATGGAAGCCGGTTTCATCTCTCAAGAAAACGTTGATCTAACTGTAGCTGATAAAAAAGCTCAAGATAAAGCTGCAATTGCTGAATATATCAAAGCTCAAGCTAATCGCGAAGAAGAACAAATTGCTGAAGAACGTGCTGCGGCTCGTGCAGCATTTGGTGCAGGCGAAAAGATGGTAAACATCTTTACTGGCGAAAATTTTTATTCTTAAGAGGAGAATGACTATGGAAGATCTAATGTTTATTGAAGAAGAGCAAAATCGTATCAGTGCTGGAACTGCTCAAGGTGAACTATCAATTATGGTTCAATCAGATATGAAGAAATGGGCTGAGCAAGAAGGCCATTGGCCTCAGATGGATTATATTCATATGATTGCAGCTCATGGCGTAGCTCGTGGCTGGACACAAGAAGGTTTTACTGGTATGGAGATCTGCGGATGAAACTATTTCAAGGTCTTTCCATCGCCGTTCTATTAAGTGGATTTGTTTATCTTTGTCTTGAATCTCTTTCTATGCCAGATGTGTGGTTTAGTTATTCAACTGATGAATGCGTAAAAGTAATCAATTACGATAAAGAAGATCAATTTAGCTGCGAAAATCTTCCAACTAAATTCAATCATGTTTGGATTAAATAATGGATCTATATCAAGGAGCAATGCTCTTAGCATTATTCGGAGTTGGACTTTGGCATCATGGAAGACATTCATATCACAAAGGCCGAGAACAAGGAACTAATGAATCTATTGATTTAGTGTTAAGAATTCTTGTTCAGCAAGGTATTATTACGATGACTGAAGCAGATGAAATTTTTCGCAATGACACACAAATTAAATGAAAAAAGTGCATTTTACCTGTTTACATTATGAGATAGATGTAGTATAATAATACTATATTCAATGAGGAGAAAAACAATGGGTATTCAACTAGACAAAAATCGCTCAGACGCTTATATCGGAACTTTTGATTATGAGTGTGCTGATGATATGCTTCAACTTAATGAAGTACGTGGCATGGTTAAGAACATGAACCGTATGCTTCGCGAAGATGGTTATGACTATCAATATTATGTAAAATGCCATGGTCGTGGTACAGATCGTACTGCACGTATGAAAACATGGCTTAGCAATAAATACAATCGCCCAGTCTCTGATCATTGGGCTCAAGATGCTGGTCAAAGGTCTATTCCTCTTGAAATTGCTGACCGTGTGGATGCTTACATCTACCGTCGTCGATAAATAAAGTTAATGACTCCTTAGCTCAGCTGGATTAGAGCAAGTGCCTTCTAAGCACTAGGTCGAGGGTTCGAGTCCTTCAGGGGTCGCCAAATATACAAGGAACTATATGATGAGTGAACAAACACAATATTGTACTACAAAAGGTTTAGGCTGGGCATTCTTGGTAATCATTCTAGCATTTACAGCACTACCTTTGCTGATGTCACTAGCTATCATGGGTCCAGAAGAATATGCTAGAGCATGTAAATTAGCAATTCATATGCCTTGCTTTGGATTAAGCGATTAATTAAGTCGTTGATGGAAGAATAAATAATATGTCAGCGCAGGTTTGCTAGCAGCATAGACACGACTAGGCGTCACGCGTCGCAGCTGTGGCAGGGTTCAATTCCCTGGCTTGACTCTAATAATGCGGATATGGCGAAATTGGTAGACGCACTAGATTTAGGTTCTAGCGCCGCAAGGCGTGGGGGTTCAAGTCCCTCTATCCGCACCAAATTGGGAGAGGTGCCAGAGCGGTTTAATGGACTGGTCTTGAAAACCAGCGTAGGTGAAAGTCTACCGTGGGTTCAAATCCCACTCTCTCCGCCACAATAAACTCGGTGTAGCGCAGTCTGGT